GTACAGCGCGCGGTCCAGATCCATCAGGCCCATGTACACAGTCATCTGGTCGTAGTGCTGCGGCTTGCTGGCCTGCACGCCCTTCTTCGTGACGTCGTTCCAGGACTTGTTGGAGTGCGTCTTGAACTCCAGCACCGCCGGCGTCTTGGGCCCCTCGGGCAGGCCCTTGGCCACGCCGTCCAGCGAGCCGCCGAAATGACCGTTGCATGTGCTCACGCGCCACTGGTCGCCGGTGGCCGGGTCGGTGTCCCAGACCTCGGCGCCGATGCCGCGCAGCTCCTCAATCAGGCGCGACTCCTCACGCACGCCGGTGTTGAACAGTCGCAGGATGCGGCCCTTGAACTCCGGCTTCATGGCCCAGCGCCAGGTCAGCCAGATGTAGCGGTCGCAGACGTGGCCGATCAGGCTGGCCCCCATGTGGGGGCGGTGCTCCTGCGGCTTGCTCTCATACCACCGCACGATCGCGGCGCTGGTGGTGTGAGGATCTTCAGGCAGCGCCGCCATGTTCAAGCCCCTACAGGAACCGTCACGGGCTCCTCCTCACGCGGCCACAGCATCAGCTTGGTGGCCACGGCGCCGGCCTCGATCAGCTCGTACTCTGTGTACGTTTTGGCGCTTCGCCTTGGATAGCCGGGCCCGACGTAGACCAAGGGCTCGCCGTACTTTGGCACGTAGGTGATGTCTTCGTACACATACGCTGTCATTTCCTCAACGGGTGCGGAATGTTGTTTGTTGCTCATGCTCAACCCCAAGGACGTGCTGACTTTGCGGGGGCAGCGGCCGGTGCCGGCCTGGCCAATGCTGCAGGCTTAGCCGCGGGGGCATCGGCGGCCGGGCGGTAGCCCCAGATCACGTTGCTCGTCGGGTCCTTCTTGTTGATGCCGACCTCAGCAATAAAAGGCGTGTCGTGCATCTCCTTGCTGTCCTTGACGTTGTCCAAGTGCAGCGCCATGCACAGGCGGGCCAGCTGCTCCTGGGCAATCTTCACCGTCTGCTGCGAGGGGTTGTTTAAGTTCAGACGCTCCCAGTGCCGGCGGCCCGAGTGCTCGCCGCCAATGACCTGCATCTCAAGCTCCAGGTACTCGCCGTTGCCGCTTTTGGTCGGCTTGCTGGCCGACGCGGTCATCATTTCGTAGTCGCCCGCGGGCAGCGGATCGAAGGTCTTAGGGGCGCGCTCCTCGAATTGGATTTCAGATGCTTTGAAGTTCAGTGTTGCCATGGTTCCAGTTCCTTATGGTTTAGGCGTTTTGAGATGCGGACAGAGCCGCGGCGAATGCCTCCCAGTCGAGGGGCATGTTCTTCAGGCCGAATCGGTTGCCGCCCATGTGCGCGGGGTGCGGCTCGACGTGAAGGATTCGTTTGCCCGTTGTGCGGGCCTTGGTTTCTTTGTTGCCGTAGCCGGCGTCCGACTCGGTGGTGACGATCTGGTAGTTGGCCCAGCCGATGACGTCGGCCCACTCCTGCACCAGGGCACCGGCGCGGTCGTGCAGCTTCAGGACGTACTGGTCGTACCCGTCGTGCAGCGGTGACTCGAAGCGCTTGATCTTGTCGTGCGCGATCAGGATCACGGCCATGTTTCGCTGAGCGCGCAGCTCCTCAAAACCCTGCAGCAGCGTGCGCCACTCCTCGGCCGCGGCGATGTAGCCCTTGCCGTAGCCCGCGGCCTCGATGCTTGCCCACTTGTTCTGTGTACACACGTGTGTGTGTACAAGCGGCTCCAACCAGTCGAGCGAATCCAGGAACACCGTCTGATAGTCGTGCTCCTCGTTGAGCAGCGTGCTGATGGCCTGGTAGACGTCGGCCAGGCTGGTGGCCAGGGGGAACGCGGCCGCGTCAACTGCGTCGGCGCCGTCCTCGGTCAGGATGCCGATCGCGCTGGGCGCGCTGGCGGCGAACGTCGTCTTGCCGATCTTTCCGGGACCGGCGATGACGATCTTGGGCGCGCGCAGGCGCTTGGTGCGGCGAATGGATGAAAGGTCAAAGGCCATGTGAGTGTTCCTCGGTTTGTTGCAATGCTTGGGCGCCCTTCTGCTCAAGCTCTTTCTGCTCTTGGTACATGCGGTATCGGAGCTGGATGACGTAGCGGTCGCGGTAGGAAAACAGCGGCCTGATCGGGTCATCCAGCGTGCGGTCGTCGAGCAGTGCTCGTCGCGTATCGTCAGCGCTTAGGCCGATGAGGTGCGCGTACTCCCTGAACGGCGACTCGTCGTCGAACAGAAACCAGATGCTTAGCCCGGGGTGGTGGTCTTGGTTGTCGATGTTGCGGTAGCGCTTGATCTCGCGCTGATTGATCGGCGTGCGCGCCTGGTCGATAGCGTCTGCAATCACTGTCTCAAGCAGGCGGGCGCATGCGGCCGTCTGCGGGTCGACGCCTGGTCGGGTGGATACAAGGTCAAACATGGTGCTGGCCTTCAGTCGTTGATCTCGTTATTGGCCCGCACGCGAGCCCTGATCTGCGCGTCGCGCTGCTCCATCTCCTCCTTGCGGCGGCGCTGCTCCTCGTCCCACACCTTGCGGTGGTCGTCGCTGATGCGCGCCTGGTCCCACAGGCGGTCGTATTCCTTCTTGGACTTAGCCCAGAAGGCGTGGTCGTCGCTGTAGTCGTACAGCCAGTCGAACTTCTGCAGCGACTTGCGGTACTCCTCGAGGGGTTGGAATTCAATGCTCATGTTGTGCTCCTGTTGATGAGTTGCCAGAATCGCATCACAGTGGCTCAACGACTGAGCCAATAGAACAGCGTCACCGCGCCCGCTAGGCCGAGGCCAACGGCCACTGCGACGTCGGTGGCCTTGGCGATGCGACGCTCGCCAGGCGTGCGGTAGATGTAGCTACAGTCGAGAAAGCAGGCCTCGTGGATGGTGCGGGGCGTGCGGAAGTGAGAGGGTCGAAGCATGGTGTGGGTCCTGTCGTGGGTCAGAAGGGAGCCGGCGGGTACTTCTTGAAGGGGTCTTGCTTTGCTTGCCGGGGCGGTTTGTAGGGCCGGCCCTTGTAGGTGGGGAAGGGCCAGACCGGGGGAGGGGTGTCAGGCACTGGTGGCCTGGCGGCGAGAAAGGTAGGACTGCAGCAGTTCGACCGTGGACTTGCGATCAGTCCACACGCTGGTCAGGCTCACGCCGCTGGGGCGCTGCTCGCAGATCTTGTAGCCGCCGCCCTGGCTGAATGGGAACAGGGTGGTGTTTGGCAGTGCGGCGATCTGCTGCAAAAGTTGTTGGGCTTGGTTCATGTTCGGGCTCCGGTTCGTGTTGCGATGGAGTGACTATATCTCCATGTTTGGCTTTTCTCAATACCAACACAAACTTTTTACTAGGGATATACCCTAGGCCCGATCAGGTCAATACAGGGGCTTGATCCAGAGGACCGTGGAGGTCCAGACGATCGAGGCGTCGGAGATCATCTCGTTGGAGGGCCAGATGATCAGGTTGTGCGTGTCCCGGCGGTAGCCGCGGCGCACTACGGCCAGGATCTGGCGGCCGTCGCCCGTGGCCACCAGGCACAGCTGGTCGATGTTCTCTGCAGGCGCCACCTGGGCCGGCGTCAAGAACAGCAGCCACCCATCCTTGGTGCTGGAGTGCGACCGCACCTGGATTGCGAACGTCCCAACAGGACAGTCACCAGGGCCAATGACGTCGTCGTGAGTTCGCGGTGGCATTGTCGTAACCACACCGTTCTCGTCGACGTGCGCGGCCACAGGGCAGCGCCTGACGTCCTCGGTCACCTCGATGCCGGCGTTGCGCATTACCTCGTTCAAGGGCACGCCGAGAATGACCGAGATCTGGTGCGCCTCGTGGGGCGTGATACGGCGCATGCCTCTGAACATGAGGGACACCGCTGCTGGGTCAAGTTCCAACATCTTCGCCAACCTTCTCTGCGACAACTTTTTGTCGGCAAGCCGATCACGAAACCATTGTGTGTTCATAGCTACGGAAAGCGAAAGAGCCGCTTCTTAATCAACAGGGATTAGATAGTGGCACTCTCTCCATGTTGCGTCAACCTCATACAATGCGAATCCTCACGATTGCGGCAACAACATCACGGAGTGCAAATGCCAATCCCCACGATCCATACCCTGTCCCCGGCCTATGACGTCATCCAGCGCCTGGGCGGCAAAACCGAGGTCGCTGAGCGCCTGAACCTAGACAAGAGCACCCTCAGCCGCTGGTGCCAACCGCGGCCCGATGGCACTGGGGGCCAGATCCCGCAGCGGCACTGGCCGGAGCTGATGAAGATTGCGCGCGACAAGAAAGTGCGCATCAAGATCGAGGAGCTGGTGGCCGTTGAGGTGTAGCCATGGTTGTCGGAGCACCAACCATGACCAACAGCGACTTCCTGGCCGAGATCTACGGCGAGCTTGAAGAAGGCACACACGGCTGGGTGTGCACGTTCAGAGCAGACCCTAGCAACGCACCGCCGGCCGTATGGGCCGGGCGACTCTACAAAGGAACGCCGCAGCAGGCGGCTCTCATTGATCGCAGCGGGCAAGACAACACCTATTTCTGCACTGCGGTGCTCGCGGCCACTGAACATGGCGAGATCGTCAGACGCAAGGATTCATTCGTTCGGCTTGCGGTGCTGGTGCTGGACGACGTGCAGCTGCAGGACCTGCAGGGTTACAGCTACGCAATCCAAACCAGCCCGGGCAAGTTCCAGGTCGGAATCCTGATTGACCTAGACGATCCCGATGCCCGGAATAGGCAGTTGGTAGACCTACTTATGCAGGCATTGGCCACGCGGGGGTTCATCAAGGCCGACCGCAGCGGTAATAACGCGGTGCGTTATGTCCGGCTGCCAGTCGGGCAGAACACCAAGCCGCGGGCTGCCGGCGAGTGGGCGGTGCAGCTGGACACCTGGCGCCCATCAGTGCGCTGGTCCCTCGAGGACGCCTGCCACTCGATCGGGATCGACCTGGACAACCTGCGGGCGGCGTCTGATGCTCAGACAACGAAATCTGCATCAACGCCAGGGCAGGGCGTGCACGCCGGCGAGATGATCGCGGGGCTGACGGCGCCTGTGGGCGAGCGGGTCTATCACGAGTCGATCACGCGCCTGGCCGCCAGCCTGGTCAGCAACGGCATGTTCCCGGGCGCGGCGGTCGAGTTCCTGCGCGACCTGATGCACCAGGTCAAGCCCACCGGGCCCGAGGAGGAGATCCGGCGCTGGCAGTCGCGGTACGACGAGATCGAGCGGGCGGTCAAGAGCGCGGAGAAGTTTGCGCCGGACAACCGCAAGCCGCCCAGCATCACCGTCAACCTGAACCTCGGCAATGACCAACAAGTGCCGATAGAAAGTAAGCCCGGCGACCTGGTGCCCATGGACTGGGGCAACCTGGCCACGACCCAGCCTGAGCCCACCCAGTGGCGCCTCGAGGGCTGGCTGCCCGAGGGCACGGTGACGCTGCTGGCCGCCAACGGTGGCGTGGGCAAGTCGAACCTCAGCCTGCAGCTCGGCGTGTCCCTGGCCACCGGGCAGCAGTTCATGGGCATCGACACCAAGCAGAGCCGGGTGCTGGTGCTGTCAGGCGAGGACGAGGCGCGCACGGTGCACTTCCGCGTGGCCAACATCTGCCAGGACCGGGGCGTGGCCATGCGTGACCTGGCCGGGCGCATGGCCGTCTACGACCTGACCCAGGCCGACTGCGTCCTATGGCGCGATGGCCACCCGACCGAGCGCATGCAGTGGCTGGCCGACACCGCCGTGCGCACGCGCGCCGAGGTGATCGTGATCGACAACGCCAGCGACGTGTTCGCGGACAACGAGAACGACCGGACGGCGGTGCGGGGCTTCATGCGGGCCCTGAACCTGATCGCCCACGTCACCCGGGCCGCGGTGCTGCTGCTCGCCCACGTCGACAAGGCCAGCGTGCGCATGGGCGCCGGCCAGGACACCAACAGCACGTTCTCGGGCTCGACGGCCTGGAACAACAGCGCCCGATCGCGCTGGGCCATGGTCCGCGATGGCCAGGTCGTCACCGTGCGCCACGAGAAGTGCAACCTGGGCCCGCTGCAGGACGAGCTGCGCGTGGAGTTCGACCAGGGCAGCAAGACGTTCAAGCGCTTCGGCTCCATCCCCGGCCAGGCTGCTGCGGCCGCTCTGATGCGCAACACGCAACGCGCTGCGATTATTCGACTGCTGGCCGACGCTGAGAAGGCGGGGCAGCGCCTGAGCATGTCCGCGCAGGCCAACAACAACGCCTGGCTGGCGCTGCGGGGCGCCGAGGAGTTCCCGCGGATCGAGCGGCGGGATTTCTTTTCGATGCTGTTTGAGCTGCAGCGCGATGGCCTGCTGGAGGAGGTCGAGTACGTCCGCGAGAACCGGACCAAGGCCAAGCGCGTGGTGCTGACCGAGCCGGGAAGGTTGCGGGCGGCTCAGGGTTCTGGAGCCCCAGCAATGTGGCACGGGGTCCGAGAATGAGCTGCACGCGCTATGCACGCGCAGTGCACGTGCAGTGCATGTGCATGGTCGTGCAGGTGGGTGCAAAAGCCCCTCAAAAAGGGGGCTTTGCACCTGCACGCGCACTCGCTCTGTAAGGGGTGTGGGGAGCGCGTGCACGTGCAGCGTGTGCACAGGCAACTGAAAGGGGATTGAGCATGTATTTCGATTGGCAGACGTCGGCCGTGAGGCTGCAGAAGGAGTGCTGGTCTTATGGGTGGGTGCTGCTCGTGGCGGCGGTCGCGATCGCGGTCCTGGCCAACCACTGGGCCTGGTACGTACTGGCGGGCTACGTCGGGCTGTACGGCGTGAGCGCGCTCAGTGCGAAAATGTAGACATGATGGAAACGCAACATCAGGCGGCTGGCGCTATCGATAAACAGCGGTCGAAAGACGGATCGGGGCCGGGCCTGGGGAAGGGCGGCGTGCCGGTGCCGAGCGGGCGGCCCAAGGGCGTGCCCAATAAGGTCACGCGCACCATCCGCGAGGCCGTCGAGATGGCCGCGAAGGACTGCCACCCCAAGGGCCTGGCCGGCTGGCTGGTGGAGCGGGCGCAGGGCAGCCTGGGCGATCGCCAGATCTTCGCCGCGATGGTCAACAAGGCCATGCCGCTGCAGGTCAACACGAACGTGGACGGCGGCATCCGGCTCGAGCTGGGCTGGTTGTCGGCGCGGCAAGTGGGCACACCTGCGGCACAAATCGAGCAGCAGCCTGCGCAAGTGCTTGATCTGCAACGGGAAAACGACGGCACATACCGGATCATTGATCCGGCAACAGGCGCCGAGGGGGTGCCGGCCACGCCGGCGGCAGTAGGGGGCGACGCGAATAGCGGCCCGCCAGGGCGCTCGGAGGGCTGAGGTGGGGCCTTGGCCTGACCTGCTGTGCGATCGGGCCTCCTGCGCCCTGCTGTGCCCCTGCGCGGGGCACTGCCGGCCGCGGGCGATTCCTGACCCCCACCCCCCCGTCGAGCCGGTGGGGGGAGG